ATATTATAGGAGGTTATGTTATGTATAAACAGAGTCAAGATAGACTTTATTTATTCAGAAAATGTGGCGAAAAAACAGACGCTACTAAAATGATGTTTATGACTGAATTTGAGAATGAATTAGAAAATGACTTTGACATTGAAGAAACAATGGACGGAAGTTATACAAGCGATGGTTCATTAGAGAACACATTATCTGCTACAGCTAAAGCTAATTATGATGATCCATTATGTGATGAGTTTGAAGATGCAGTTAGAGACAAGATTGCATATGAAGTATGGGAAGTTGAAAGTCAAATTGAGGGAGAAAAAGCTGATAAAGGCAAATTTAAAGCTAAGTATCATCAAGGACGCTTCAAAAAATTCAAACGCAAAGGTGAGACAGGATCTGTGGAAGAATACGAAGTCGAATTTGCAGTACACGATAAATATCAACGTGGATATGCTACTATTCCTACTGAAGTCAAAGAGAAATTAGCTAAAGTTGGTTATAGATTCCATAATACAACTAAAGATGACTTTGCAGATGATGGCTTAGCAACTAAAGCCATTCCGCAACCTGTTTCAAGTTCTGAAACAACTACTGGCGCAGTCTCAACGGGTTCCCAAGTATCTAGAACATCAGATTCTCTTTAATACTAATATAAAATATTGAGCAGGCAATGTGTCTGCTCTTTTTAATATAGGAAGGTGTTTTATTATGGTAAAAATTAAAAGTGGCAAAAATGAATTAGAATTGAAATTTGGATTAGGCGAATTAAATGCAATTGATAAAGAATTAGGATATGAAGTTCGAGACATTAACCTAGGTGAAGGACTTGAAACTTTATTACCTAAACTACAAACTGGTAATGTTTTAGCGATTGCTAAGATTATTAAAGCTTGTACTAAAGGACAAAAAGGAAGACCGAAAAATGAAGATGAGCTTGAGTCAGTATTGAATGAAATTATTGAAGAATATGGATCATTCAAAACATTTGGTAAAGTGCTAATTGAAGAATTGGGAAACAAACCATTAACCCAAGACCTAGTCAAAGCGAAATAGTTAGTAAATCTAATGAAAAGATGACGTATGATCGTATAGTTATAACTTGTATGAGTGATTTAGGAATTATGACTTTAAGTGAAATAAATGCTATGACATTAACAGAATTTAATTATCGTATGTATGCGTTAAGTTTCGATATTTTAAGAAAAGAACATGATCTATATAAACTGGCGTTTGCAATTAGAGATGCATCAGCAACTAAAAATGTAGGAACAGAAAAGAAACCTAAAGAAGCTTATGTATTTAAAACAGTGAATGACATATTGGATTATGAATATAATTATAAAAGATTATTAGAAGGTAAACGTATTATATTTAATAACGAGAAAGAAGAAGTCACACCAGAGCAAACTGCTCTATTTGAAGTTATAGCTGAGATTAACAAAAATGCTAATAGTTAGGAGGTGGGGAATATGAGTGAAAGCACAGGCTACACTGTAAGTACTACACTTAAAGCTAACACCTTGAAATTTAAGTCTGAGATAGAAGCAGCGATTAAAAAAATAGAAAAATTCGATAAAATAGTGTCAAAAATAGATGATATTCACTTAAAAGTAAATGATAAGCTTTTAAAGTTTAAATTAAGTAAAGCAGAGCAAGCTGTAAAAAGATTTGAAAAAGGTAAACATGTTGTAAGAATTGATAGTAATATACAAAATGCACTAACTAAAGTAAGTCAATTAGAAAATATTTATAATGTGATAGATAGTAAAAAAATTGTTTCGATTCTAGATTTAAAAGATAATTTAGCAAAGTCCAAATTAACGAATTTTACACAGTCTTTTAATAATCTTGAGAATAAAATAGTAAAACCTACAATAGCTCTTGAAAATATTGAAGCGAATTCAAAAATTAATAAATTTAACTTTAATTTAAATCAAATTGATGATCGTAAAGTTGATACAGAAGTTATAGCTAAAACTAAAGAGGCAATTAATAAACTAGAGCAGTATAAAACTTTAACAAATGCATTGGGTAATGAACGAATTAATACAATTATTGACTTATCTGATAAACTCTTTTTAACAAAAGTTTTAAATGCTAATCAAGCACTTAAAAATTTAAATGGGAGAGAGGCTAAAACTAGAGTCGAAGTTGAAACTGCTGCAAGTATTGCCAAAGTTTCAATATTTAAAAAAGTGCTTAAAAGTATTCCTAATAAAATCAAAATTAAGACTGAGACAAAAAGTGACACCAACATTTTCAGTAAATCTTTAGATATAGTAAATTCAAGAGTAGAATTATTTAATAAACGTATGGATAGAATTGCTAGTTCTATTAGGACTTTTGGGACTATAGGCGGGAGTGTAGTTAAGGGTATATTAATCACTTCGTTTTCAGCTTTAATTCCTATTGTAGCAAGTATAATACCTTTAATTGCATTAGTTGGTAATTCTATAGCTATTATTGGAGGCGGCGCTCTAGGTTTAGTTGGAGCATTTGGAGTAGCTGGTACAGGAGCTATAGCTTTTGGATTAATGGCGAAAACTGCTTTGAATATGCTTGATAAAGGATTGATTGAGACATCTGCTTCAACTAATTCCTATATGAATAGTTTAGACGAATTAAAGAATACATGGGAAGGTATCATAAAGATAAATGCCAATGCAATATTTAATGCTATGTCGAACGGAATAAAAGGAGCTACAAGTGCGATAAGTCAACTTAAACCATTTATTAGTGGAGTAAGTCAGTCAGTAGAAAGTGCCATGCAAAAATTTCAATCATGGATTAGTGTTTCGTATACTGCCAAAAATGCATTTAAAGCTTTGAATACTGATGGAGTTGCAGTTTTTGATAGCATTCTGAGTGCGGCTGGTAAGTTTGGAGATGGGTTAGTTAATATTCTTACTCAATTTAGTCCACTGTTTACATATGTTGCAAAAAGTTTGGACACATTGGCCGAAAAATTTCAAATATGGTCAACTCAGGTATCTACTTCTGAGGGTATTAAAAACTTTATTAACTTTGTTAAAACAAATTTACCGATTATCGGGCAAATCTTTTTAGATGTTTTTACAGGGATAATAAATATATTTAAAGCTTTTGGATCTAATTCAACTTCACTTTTAGATACAATTTCAACCTTAGCTAGTCAATTTAATACTTGGTCTAATAATTTAGCGCAATCTGAAGGCTTTAAAAAATTTATGGATTATATAAACGAAAATGGTCCTAAGTTAGCTTCTTTAGTAGGAAATGTAGCATTAGCATTTATTAACTTTATTACTGCAATGGCTCCAATAGGCTCTGTAGTTTTAAGTGTATTAAGTTCAGTTGCTAGTTTTGTAGCTAAATTATTTGAGGCGCATCCAGTAGTAGCCCAAATAATAGGTGTTTTAGTTATGTTTGGTGGCAGTTTAATGTCTATTGTTCCTGCATTAGTTAGTTTTATAACTTTTATAGCTCCTCTAATATCAAGATTTGGTTTTTTGAAAACAGCATTACTCTTATTAAGTAGAGGTTTTACCCTTTTACAGGGTCCAATAAATATTTTAAAGGCAGCATTTAGTTTATTAATGGGGCCTATAGGAATGATATCAAGATTATTACCTATTTTAGGTTCAGCACTTACATTTTTAGTTTCTCCAATTGGACTAATTATTGCAGCAGTGGTAGCTTTTGTAGGAATTATAATTTATTTATGGAAAACTAATGAAACTTTTAGAAATAAAGTTATTGAGGTTTGGAATATAATTTATAATGCAATATTATCAGCCATAGATGCGGTAGTTTCTTTTGTAAAAGGAATATGGGGAAGTATGGTGACGTGGTGGCAACAAAATAACCAACTTATTATGGATACAATTATGACAATATGGAACGGTATTTCGACTTACATAATGACAATCATTAATATTATCGTTACTATTATACAAACAAATTGGAATATAGTCGTCACTGTTATTCAAACAGTATGGTCTATTATTACTACTATAATTCAAACCGCTATATCTCTTGTATTAAGTATTATCACTTTAACAATGCAGTTAATTACTGGTAATTGGTCAGGTGCTTGGGAAACCATTAAAAGTATAGGTTTAACTATTTGGAATGCGATTGCTTCGATTGCATCTAGCTTATGGAATGGTCTCATGAGTATTTTAAGTAGTATATGGCAAGGCATTGTTAGTATTGCTAGTACCTTATGGAACTACCTTAAAGAAGTTATATTTAGCAAAATTACAAGTGCTTATAATATTGTTAAGTCAATTGCTCAACAAATATGGTCAGCTATATCATCAAAATTTCAAGAGATTGTCTCTTCAGTTAGAGAGAAAATGACTAAAATTTACAATGTCATTAAAGAAAAAATCTCTAATGCTCTTGAAGCAATTAAAAATTTTGTTAATCACTTCAAAAGCGCAGGAAGAGATTTAATAATGGGATTAATTGACGGTGTGAAATCTATGGCCAGTAACCTAATTAATAAAGTAAAAGATGTTATAGGAGGAGCAGTTAATGCTGCTAAGAGTTTCTTGAGAATCAAATCGCCTTCGAGAGTTTTTAAATCCTTCGGTCGTTATACTATGCTCGGCTTTATAAAAGGTGTTGATAATGAAAGTAGTTCAGTTATCGACTCTGTGACTAGTGTTGCAAGTAAATTAACAAATGCGTTTAATCCAGAGTTAAACTACCCTAGTATCAATAGTATTACAGGTAACTTAAGTGGTATTAATGGTGAAATTACTTCAATGGTACAACATACACATACCATAGAAAGTGCACCTAATATGAAAACAGTTAGAATAGAGATGAATGTAGACAATGAAGCATTAACTAGCATAGTTAATGATGTTAACGCAACAAGAAACATGATATTTGAATTTTAGGAAGGTGATTAATTGGATATTGAGATTACAAAAAAAGATGGGACAACTTTTAGATTATCTGATTATAATATTCAGGTCGCCGATATAAAAGTTCAAGGCATCGAAACAACAGACAAGTATCAAGAATTTGAAGGATGTCATGGTAGACAATTAACAAGTAGTGTTTATCATAAACGTAAGATTCTAGTACCTGTCTTTTTTATTGCCGAAAATAATCTTGATTATTCTTTGCAGAGAGATTTTCTGTTTCAACTTATTCAAGATAATGAACCTTTTTATTTAAGAGAGTTAAGAAAATATAATAAATCGTCATATAAATTTAAAGATACAATTGAAGATGAGTATCAAGAAGTAGACAAAAATGGTAATTGTATTTTTAATGACAATGATAATGTATATGTTAATGGTTATCATTTTTTAGTTAAGTTAAGTAATACATTAATCCCTAATCAAACGAATAATAAATGTAATGTTGAATTAGAATTTGAAACAACTGAATTACCATTTGCAGAATCTATTAATACAAGTCTTCAATTGCACTATAGTTCAATTGATGGAAATTGGTCTTCTGATATGGATATAGATTTCGACGAGAAATCAAAACAAACTTATATATTTGAAAATATTAGTAAAGGTAAGGTTTTTTATCATGGTACAGTGGCTAACAATCAATTTAATATGTATAAAAAAGTAACAATTGTAGTTGGTAAAGAGACAGATAAATTTACATGGAATTTATCAGATAGCAAAGTAATGACAGTAAAAAATACACTACTTTTACCTGGTGACGTTCTTGTATATGACAATTTAAATATCAAGAAAAATGGTGTCATTATCAATCGTAAATCTAATATCGAAATGCCTAAATTTTCGCCAGGATTTAATAACTTTACATTCAATCAAAACGTTAAAAAGGTAATGTTTGATTTACGTTTTTATAAAAAGTAGGTGATTAATTGATTAAATTAATAAACCACGATAACAATGCATTTTTTCTACCTGTAAAAACAGAAGTGGTTGAAAAAATTAGTGGTGAAAGTGAACTGAAATTTGAGTTTAGTGAGTATAATTATAATAGAGAAATAGTCAACGCTATCACAAGAAAATGGATTATCACTAATGTAGATGGTATTGATGACAATAAAAAGTATGTAGTTACCATCGTTAGAAGAGAGTCTAATTCTAATCTCGCTAAAGTTTCAGTAATAGCAAAAGAAAAGCAAATTGATGACTTAAAAGCACGTATTATTTATCAAAATATCACTGGACATTATACTGCTAAAGAATACTTTGATTTAATTTTCGAAGATAGTGGATATAGATATGAATTAGAATCCAAAGTTGGATCTTTAAAGTGGGAAAATGCTGGTGATGGAACGACTAGGTTAGAAAATTTTAAAAAGGGTTTAGAACGATACGGATTAGAATTTAGTTTTGACTCTAATACTAATAAATTCCATTTGACTAAATATGTTGAAAATATAGCTAATTATTATATTAAAAACGGTACTAATGCATTGAACTTTAAATTAGAAGAAGACTCAAATGCATACTATACCTGCGCATCAGGTTTTGGAAATTATAGTCAAAATGATAAGTTTCAAAACGCTCAATTGCAAATGGAATATAGACATCCTTTAGCCGATTCAATAGGAATTTACGAAGCGCCACCGATTAAAGACGGTAAAATTACTAATGAAAAACTGATGAGATCTAAATTAATTGAAGTTGTAACTAACTCATTAAAACAATCTTTGACGCTAGACTTTATTACTTTAAAAGAGAAATTTCAGAATGCAATTGCTAAAGTAGGAGATTTAGTACCTGTTAAAGACGATACTATTAATGTTTTTGATGAAATAAGAATTATAGAAGTCAAAACTATTAGAGATATTAATAACCAAATAGTAAAACAAGATGCAACTTTGGGAGATTTTAAGAAAAAGGACAGATATTTAGCATTAGTCAATAGCAGCGTAAATTATGTGAAAAGCTTAACTAAAAAGCGTGATGACGATTATTCTGATAAAGATAAAATAAAGAATTTAGCTTTAGAGGCTTCTAAACTTATAGGTATGTCCCAATCTCTAAATTTTGATAGTTCAGGGTTAAAAAGTATTAATCAAAACTTGATTGTAGCTTTTACAAAGTCTCAGGGGATACAAATAAGTTCTGATTATGGAGTAACATACAATACTCTGATTGACGGTAATGGATTAAATATGAATCTTATTCCATTAGCTTCACTAAACAATAATGGTTTAATGTCGATTGAAGATAAAGAAAAACTAAATAATATTAATTCAGCAGGCTCTAGTAATTTAGGGTCTGTTTTTTATAAGGAAGTGAATAACTTTGACTCAAATAACTAAAGCTAGAACATTAACTTATGATGGGGAAGAAGTATATGCTAGAACTCATATTGATGTCGTAGACGGACTTGATAAAAGTTTACTATTAACACCTGATCAAAAAAATAAAATTAATAGTTTTTCTCAAGAGAGTTTAACCGTTGCTACCCCAGAAAAAGCAGGTTTAATGTCAGCAGAGGACAAAAAACGTTTAGATAGATTAAAAACAAACTCAAATGAATACTCAGCTAGGATAAATAACGTTCCATTAAATAGTACTTTAATTAAACAGGATATAAATTTATGGCCAAGTAATCAACAAACGGTAAATTTAAATAAAAGCATTTCATCTTGTAATAATGGAATTATTTTAGTTTGGCGTTTAGATGAAACTGATGATTTATATCATTACCAATACTTACCTAAGTTACATGTTCAACTGCATAGAAATGTAAAAGTGACCGAAGTCATACCTATAAACTTATCTGGGCAAATATGTACGAAAGTTGTAATTGTTAATGATCAACAAATTAGAGGGACAGATGATAATTTTAAAAATAACGCTAATAAAATTCGATTACACGAAATACTAGAATATTAAGGAATGATTTTATATGAAAACTAATTTGTCACCAGTATTTAGAGACTTCAAAAAAGATGTTGAAGAAAATTTCAAAGAACTTGCTAAGTTCATTCCTAAAGGTGATAACACTATAGTTAAACAGGTGAACTCTGAATTTGATAATCGCTATGATCAACTAATAAAAGAAATTAGAGCAATAATTATGCCTGAGGTGTCACCACTTGAAATAACAGAAGAATTTTTAAAAAGTAAAATTGATATGTCTGGTAATGTACATAAAACACTTTCTGAACGTATTAACAGCGATATAAATAATATCAAAAATAAAGATAGATTAAGCAATCTTAAAGTAACAACTAATGGAACGCTAGTTTACGACTACTCTGTCCTGTCAGATAGTATCAAAAAAATTAGAAATATATATTGTATAGGGGACTCTGTAGCACGTGGTAGTCGAGCTAAAAAAAATTACGGACAATTCTTATCTGAAAAGTTAAATGTTAGAACAAATAATTTTGCTGTAGGTGGCGCAACTTTTTCAACAACAAGTAATAATAATATTTATAAGCAAGCAAACCAAATTCAAAATGCGGATTTAGTTATTGTTCAAGGTACAGATGATGATTGGCTTTATGGTAATGGTATTGAAATCGGAACAGATAAAACTGATATAAATACTTTCTATGGCGCTTTTTATCAAACTATAAAATTAATAAGACTACAAAATAAAGGTGTAAAAATAGTTTGTATGACCGCTACAAGACAATTACCTGTTAATGGAAATCAGATTAGACGTAAAGATACTGATAAAAATTCGCTAGATTTAACTTTAGAAGATTATGTCAATGCACAAGTGTTAGCCTGTACAGAATTAGGTGTGCCAGTATTTGATGCATATCATACAAATATTATTGATCCTTATAATCCTGCATTTAGATCTAAATGCATGATAGATGGATTACATCCAAATGAATTAATTCATGAAGTGATTATGTACGAATTATTAAAAAACTATTATTATTTTTACGGTTAAGGAAGGTGTAGTAAATGGCCAATCAAGAATTAACTTTTGATATTACAAAATTAGGTACTCAGCAAGAAAAGCAACAATATATTGTTAGTCGTGTAGGGGATGGCGGTTTAAAAGCGATTACTATTTCAGTAACATCCAACGGGACGCCATATAATATTACTGATTTAGAACCCATTTTCGAAGGTATAAAACCTGATGGAAAACATATTATTGATACTACTGGTGGGACAGTATTAGATCCAAAAAATGGAGTGTTTAGATATATTTTTCCACAACAAGCAAGTACTGCTGAGGGTGATTATCAACAAGCATTTTTCAAATTAAAAAGAGGAGAACAAACTGATTCTACTATCGAGGTAGATGTAAAAGTTCTAAAGAATAAAGTGGAATTTGGTATAAATTCTGAAAGCTATTTTACTGAATATCAAAAAGAATTAGAACGTTTAAGAACTACAGTTGAATCAGGATTAAGAGAACTTAACAGCACTTCTGAGAATACTAAGACTAAGATTCAAAGCCAATTAGAAACTGCAAACATGCTTGATGTTCAAATTAAAGCATTAAAATCATCAATGGAAAGTAAAGAGTTGGTAACCAAATTTGAACTAAATAACCAAATAAACCAATTGACTGAACAAGTGTCTGATTTTGCAACTTCATTACAAAATAGCAAACAAAATACTGAACAAAAAATTAAAGAATTAGTTAGTGATAAGTTAGATGGTTCGATTAGTGGAGAAGCAATTGTAAATCCCGCTAATATTAATAAATCAGGATTTTATTATTTTAATTCTACAACACAAAATATGCCTGTAAGAAATAGTAATAATGCAGATGGATATATTCAGGCAATAATGAAAGACGAAAATAATGGGATGTTAACTATTTTAGGCACTGGACTATCTATCGAGAAATATAAAGGACAATTATATCAACGTTGGAGATCATCACAACCAATACTACTTTGGAGAGGATCAGCTAAAAAAGATACAACAATTGAATTAAAAGATAGTGTTCATAATTATCTCAATTTAATAATAAATGTTAGTTTCTATACTGATAGTAATGCTACTAAATTTGTTACTGTTCCAAATAATGGACAAAAAGTATATCTCAATCAAATTGGATTAAGGTTAACAAATGGAAATTTAAAAAATGGATACTTGGAAGAAATTGGGATTCTAATCAAAGATGATACACACTTAACAATTACAAAAACTCAAATAGCTACAGATAATGAGCCAGCTGTAGATTCAACAGCAACTATTACCGCAATTTATGGAATTTATTAATAAATGGAGTGAGCAAGCAGTGGATACAGCAAAGATGTACAGCATAGAGGTAGAAGATTTTATGAGTTTGATTTATTCAGGTAATAAAGTTTTTATTTATTTATTACTTATAATGATTTTTATTGATATATTTACTGGTATCTTAAAAGCTATTATTAACGGAAATCTTTGGAGCCATAAAGCAATAACTGGCTATGTAAAAAAGATTGCATACTTATGTGTAATTTTAGTGGCTAATACTTTAGATATAATTTTTAGGCTTGATGGAATATTAATAAATAGCTCTGTATTATTCTTAATCTTAACTGAAGCTACAAGTATTATTGAAAATGCTGATGCTATAGGTGTACCAGTTCCCGAGATGTTGAAAAAAAGACTTAACCAAAATAGTGATTATAAAGTTAAAGACAACTAGATGAGGTGATGAATGTGTCATTACCGACAAATCGAATACCAACAGCTGATGAAGTAGTTAATTGGGCAAGCAGCATTATAGGGCAAAGAATTGATGTTCCTGGTTCAGGTTATGGAGCTCAATGTTGGGATTTACCTAATTACTTGTTTTACAAGATTTGGGGATTTAAAACACCTGGAAATGCTAGAGATATACCTTTTTATAATAATTACCCTCGTGGATTTCAAATTATAAGAAATACACCTGAATTTATACCTGAACCAGGTGACATAGCTGTATGGACTGCGGAAAGTGACCCTTGGATAAGATGGGGACATACTGATATAGTTATCGGACCTTCTACAAAAGACTATTTTTGGGGTGTGGATCAAAACTGGTTTGATGTTAATGAAAATTATGGAAGTCCTGCTGCAAAAGTTAAACATAGTTATTACGGAGTAACACACTTTGTACGACCTCCATACACTAAAAGTAGTCAGTCTGATGTGAAGTCTGTTGAAAATAGAGAGACTTTATCTAACAATAAATCTACTAAAGTTATTAATAAAATTAGCTTTACTACTTCAATACTAGAAAAGAAAAAGACAGAAACACTATCTCACTATATAGTGGAGGGCAAAAAAAGAAGTAGTAAGCCTAGTAAAATTTTAATAAAAAATCGTGATTCTGTATTAAATACACTAGAATTATATAAATATAGAGATACTCTTAACCCGAATGATATTTCTCATTTTTATATAGATAGAAATTATATTTGGGAAAGTAGAGCAATGGACTTTGATGTGCCTAACTATGAAAATTGTATTGTTATTGAAATAAATGAAACAAGAAATATAATAAGTAGCCATTTTTTAATGAATGAAATTACTACAATGGTAAAAATTAAAGAAATATGTGATAGGTATAAACTACCTTTTAACGAGAATACTATTCAAATAGATAATAAAGCTTGGAAGACAATTGAGTTTCACGTAGGTAAAAAAATAAAAGAGGTAAGTGATTTAAAATTTAAAGATAAAACAGATGCAGTTAAAGAACTTATTGAAATTTACAATATAAGAAATGAACTTTTAAATCCTCATACAAAAGATGTATTGATACCTGTTACAATAAATATTTCTCAAGAAACTAGTAATAAAATTAATTCTAGTGGAAATAAAGTAGAAAACGTAGTGAGTAAATACACTTTGAGTGAGGCTTTAAATATACAGTTTTCTTTAAATCCTCCTCCACAAACTAATAATGGCTATACTTGGTATGGTGCAAGTAGAGATCAGACAAGTAGAGCTATGAATACCAATTTGATTTTTAATGACAATGTACAAAAGTATCAGTTATTAAAATTAAATCAATTTCAAGGAATTTCAGTAGATAAGTTGAATCAAATTCTTAATGGTAAAGGTACGCTTTCAGGTAAAGGGCAATCATTTTCAGAAGCTGGTAGAAATAGTGGCATGAATGAAATTTATCTTATTGCTCACGCCTTTTTAGAGAGTAATTATGGACGATCAAATTATGCTAGTGGAAGTTATGGTGTTTATAACTATTTTGGTATAGGAGCATTTGATAATAATCCTGATAATGCAATTGATTTTGCTAGAAATCATGGGTGGACCTCTCCTGATAGCGCTATTAAAGGAGGAGCTAAATTTGTTGGACGATCTTATTTCGATGTTGGACAAAACACTCTTTATAGAATGCGATGGAATCCATTAAAACCAGGACAACATCAATATGCGACGGATATATCTTGGGCAAAAGTTCAAGCTCAAATAATTAGTGAACTTTATAATAAAATTGGTTTAACAGGAGAATTTTATATTTATGACAAATACAAGTAGCTATTAAAATTGATAGCTACTTTTTTATATTCAAGAAAAGAGGTTTTTATAATGACAAAAGAATACATAGGAGAATGGAACGGTGTACCCGTATATACAGACTTTTTACCTTATGGAACAAGACGAACAGGACAACCATTAGACACAGGTAGCCCAATTTTTGCAGTGTACCATGATACAGGTAATCCAAACAGTACGGCGCAACACAATGTAGATTATTATAAAAATACTTACATGCAAGATTGGGATTCAACTGCTTCAGCACATTTCTTTGTTGATGATAAAGAATGTATTATCTGTGTGCCTTTAGATGAAAAAGCATGGCACGTTCTATACGATACACCAACAGATAACTATTACTTTGGAGATGATGCAAATGATGCTGCATTTGGTGGAGAATTATGTTATTTTTCTGATGATAGAGAACAATCATTAAAAGCATTAGATAATTTCGCACGTGTCTTTGCAGTATTATTTGAATCATGGAATATCGACCACTTTAATAAAGCTCCTGGTCATCAAGATATTCAAGATGATAAACGCGATCCAGGTAATGCACTTGAAGCATGTGGTTATGGTCGTGATGAAATCGATGTGATTGATAATTTAGTGCAACGTTATATTGATGGCGAAGATGTTGATACAGAAACAATTGTGAATCAACCTGAAGAACATGACGAAATTATTGAAAAGAAACCAGTAGGCTGTACACGTGTCAAAGTTTGGTCTGAAGAACCTTATTATAGAGGTAGAATTAAATATGATGCTTCATTACGTGAACGTGCAGGTAGTAGTTTTGATAACTATAGTTTTGCTAAAGAAATTGATGTACTTGAAGCGGGTACAGAAGTTTATATTTTTGAAGAAATTCAAGATCCACAAGGAAATATTTGGTGTAGAACATATTCACCAAGTAACAATGGCTGGGTGCATAAGCACACTATTGAAGTAGAAGAAGTATATAAATAATTTAAAAGGGTAGTCAGAAATGGCTACCCTTTTTATGATTAAAATGTTTAATTATTTTACAAAAAGCATAAGAAGTGGTATATAATAATTTTAAAGGAGGAGATCATTATGCAGGTAATATTAAAAACCTTAAAAAACGCATTTCTGATTTCTGGAGATTTGAATGCCAATATAGGGAAAGATAAAATTCGTTATCATCGATACTTGATAGATTCTAAAGTAGATTCAGAAGAACTAAGCAATGATTGGTATAAAGTTGGTGAAGACCTGAATAAATCGATAAAAAATTATAGAAACAGAGAGTTAATGTATAATGGAAGATAATCAAATAGATAAAGTAGAAAAAGAAGGAGTAGAAGAGGAAGAAGTTTTAAAAAGATTAGTAGAAGAAGCTGATCCAGAAGAACGTAAAGTTATTATGCGTAAACTCTCTATAACTAAAAGAGGACCGCTTCCCGACTCAAAAGAGTTTAAAGAGTATGAAAGGGCATTACCTGGAGCAGGAGATAGAATTTTAAAAATGGCTGAGAAAGAACAAGAGAATCGCATTGCAATTACTAAAAATGAACAAGAAAACTATTATAAAAGCAATGATAAATTAACAATTTTAGGTGTAATAAGTAGCACAATAATTTCTATATGTGGTATAGCTGGTTCTGTGATTCTTGGTGTAATGGGTCAACCATGGGCCTCTGGTATAATCGGAGTATTATCACTAGGAAGTATAGTTGCTAATATATTAAAAGCTACAACGAAGGATTCTGAGTAACAAAACAATATAAATTTTGTTATATAGTCATAACTTTATTCGGGTTATGGCTATTTTTTGGTAGAATATAAGAAAAAGATTTCTATATTTGCGAAATATATTTGAGGTTAACTGTTGTAACAGTTACCTTATTTTTATGATTAAAAAAGATAAAAAAAGTAAAAAAAAAGGTTGTTTATAACGGTTAATCGTGATAAAATAAGCTATACCAGTTGAAAGGAGGACAAAAAAGTGTTAGAAAATATTAAAACTATAACAGAAATCGCCTTTTATATAATGTCCACATTAGCCATAATCAAGACATTAATAAAAGACGATAAGTAATGAGACAAAGCCCGAAAGGGCTTGTCTAATTATACTCTAACACTTAATAAATGATATGAAAACAATTTATATTATTTTAATTGTACTGATATGGTTAAACTTGTTTTTAGGTAATGATATAAGTCAAGGTATTATCGCATTATTAACAACATTAGCATTAATAAATTTATTAAAGGGGGGAAAAAATGGACGAAATCAGTAATATTATTGAAAGTATAAGAGGACTATTAAATAAGGATACGGGCTATAAAATATCAAAAGGTAGCGGTGTACCTTATCAAACCGTTCAAGATTTGAAGAATGGTAAAACATCAATTGAAGACGCTAGATTTAGAACGGTTATAAAGCTATATAATTATCAAGTAGAATTAGAACAAAGTGATGAAAAATAAAACAAGGCTCTATCTTTTGCTACATAAGGGATAGAGCCTTGTTAGTTGCCCAGTGTAAATAATTTATTATATTGGGCAACTAAATGGGCAACTACAATTAATTTACGATACATTAATAAAAAGTAAAAACATTGATATAAAGCGATTTAACAATTTAATAAACCTTATTATACCCAATTTGCTAAAATAGAACTCAAGTATCCGAATGGGAAAGAGAACAGTATATTAAGCAATACTAAGCGCTA